CCTACAGTGATTGCGTCATGGATGGTGGTCCACGACTATTTATCTTTTATAATTATATTTACATATTTACATAATCGTGATGTAATTAAACAGCACTAAAAGATTAATTGTTATCTACTGGGGTTTCAGGGAAACGAGTAAACTTTTCCCCTTTGGTAGCGTGTAATTGGGCAAAGCAAGCTATATTATCCTTCCATAAATCCGCTAAAAATATGTAAGTTCCCTTGGCAGCTTCTAGTAACAGCTTAACTTTGCGATAAGTGCGATGATTCTCGTGCAATAATATCTCAGCATTTTCCTCAAAATACTTCATTGCCCGTACACTTAAAGGTCGATTCCAAATTAAATTCCGTAATTTTGAATACCATCCATAAAATCTATTCTTGCTTGCATATGATTTTATTGACAGCGTAACTGCTGTGGCATGGTCTTTTCTAGTAAAGGTAGTGTTTTTCTTGGATGTAAATCTAATCTTATAACTGGATTGTGATCCAGCAACTACCCGTTCCGGTAACCTATTCACATACACTGTTCCACAACAATCAATAATATCTTTCGATAGAAAGACTGAAGCAGATGAGTCAAAATATAATGCCTTACAAAGCTGGCCCAATCCGTGTTGATAAACCACTGGATCGCCAAAATGATATATTGTTCTCATGTATAATGTGAATCGGTCCTGGGACTCTTTTGGAATTCGAAATAATACGTCGTCTCCTGAAACCCAGATATCTACATGCGGGATCTGGGCTCTATAACATATGAATTTTAAGTAATAGACGACGCGGATGGAGTTGCCAATCGTTGTCCTAAGAAAGTGACCGCTCCAAGTGCCAGAAGCAATATACCCTGATGTCATTAGTTCTCTCTTCTTGGGCATAAGCTTTTGGCTATAGTGTTGTACAAAATTCCAATTCATAGCAAAGCAAATGTTTTTGACGTAATTGTACAAAATCGGTTCTAAATCGCTACACAGAAAGGCTTCTTCAAATATCTGTGGAAGGATGACATTATCCACACTGGCGATTAACTCAAAATGCTGGTGGGCATCATGAGAACTACCATCAAACGAACCGTAAATAGGGCTTCCTTTTATAGGTGATAGTTTAAGTTGATCTTCCATTCTACGAGATAAATCTTCGCATGAGAGTCCATGAACTATTTCAGGATATAGTTCTTTAAGTTTCTTTAATATGATCCATGCTATATATCCTCCTAGAGCTCTTGCCTGGGCCGGTGGAGAATACAGATTTCGAGGCCTAGCGCCGTCAACCAATGCGCCAGTCTCATGTGACTTCATATTAACATCCAAATGTACCTTCCCTTGATACAAATCCTCTCTAAAAGTAGTCACAGCAGCTAAATATAGTTTGGCCTTGTCTGGAGTCCTCGATTTTAAATACTCATTAAAGGTCAGGGTTTCTGTGTTAGGCAATCGCTTATTCCATCTCGATAACCAGTCCCTCTTCACGTACTCACTAAACTGTTTCATGATACGCGGGTTCGGATATATGCGTGCTGCACAAGCCCTACCATATAATCCGTGGAATTTGTTGATATCATTGTTCTCCATAACTTTACTACGATAATCTCCATATATAGAAGTTAACGAAAAGCCTGTCATATACCAACGAGTGATTTTCCTGAACCGGTCTGACCAGATTTTACTCTTCACTGTCATAAATCTGCAAATTCGTCCGTACAAATCGTAAAAGACCGGTTTTACGATTGTATAATTGGGATACTCAAGTTCCTGATACTTTACTTCACTAACAATTCCCTCAATATAATCTTCTGTTGCTTTTGCCAAAGCCCCAAATCTCTTCTCACGAGTGAGGTAGAGTACTCCAATGGGTTGAATACTGGATGTGAAGATCTTTAAGAGAACTGGATAAAGTAAGTATGAAAACACTATGATCACTGGTTCTGTCAGGTATAGCACATTTGAGTCACGATGGCTATACTCATAGAATATTGGGTAGGCTGATAGAATGATACCGTATACAATGCACAAACATATACAAGCTATCTTTACTGTTCCATTTATTACCATCAGCGGGGAGATTACGGGGTCCGGTTTTAACCAGTTATGTATATAATCTTTATATATTATGAACAAACATAATTCAACCATAAGGATTAGATACTGATATCCATGTGACACTGGGACCAACGTAGTAGTTAAAGCTAATGAAATCTTACTACAAATTACCAATATTCCGACTAATATGTAGTAGAAGAATAGTGTTCTGTATTCTTCATGGTTGAAGAACACTATTTTATTAGCTAAGGGTATTTCCAGTTGGAGAGTCTTTTCAGTTGACAAAAGGACATAATTTTGCGGGTGTAGGTTCATGTGGTTAACTGCAGTTGGTACATCTGCCAATTTAACCAAATGAGTTCTTAAATAGTCCTTTTCTCCATAAAGTATACCAGGAACGGGATATGCATATGCTGGCATTATTGGTTTCAAATATTCGCCAGTCCCCGTATAGTTACGCACGTACGTCTCTCGACCACTATATGTACATAACTTCTTCGGAATTACAAATTTCTCTTTCAACAAATTAATTTGTACCGAAGCTGACTCACTTTCCATAGATCGTTGCATTTGTACGCACCTATCACTTATGATAGATGTCTGACCAGATGCATTATGTCTCATAGTGACATATTTGACTGCATCGGTTGTAACTTTTAATGGATTGCCCGTCTTTGTGAGATAGGCATAAATATCATTATCATACTTTGTGGGCCCTGATAATGACCTAGGAGCGACGAAATTAGTAGTAGCATATGTGAGTCGATATACTGCTGTATGTGAATTTTCTCCTATGTTGATCCCGTAGAGGTGGTTAAACATTACCTCAGTAGTGCCAAAGCGTACGGATCCTGATACGCCTGGTGCCAGACCTAATAATCTGTGACTGTATTCACTATTATTTCCATAAGGTCTATTTGTTATATAATGACATCCTTCATCTGAATTCCATTCGATTGTGTAACTCCCATTATTATCATAATACTTGCCTATAGCTTGCACCCCCGGGTTTGGTCTCTCGCCGTATGTTGAACACACACAAAAGACCTCGCCTCGAAGTGAAAGCTGGTGTAAAACTTCTTCTTGAACTCCTTGGTAATAAATCGAATCAATAGATACTGACGTGAACACAGTATCGAACGTTCCAATGTGCAGCTTGGCTGGTAAAACCATTGTGTTATCAGGGAC